AATTTCTTAACTGATTCAGACAGTTGGTACATCATTACAGATGTCCCTAACGGTATGAAAATGTTCCAAAGAGCAGCTTTAAAAACTGCTATGGAAGGTGATTTTGATACTGGCAACGTTAGATACAAAGCTAGAGAAAGATACTCGTTTGGAGTATCCGACTATAGAGGTATCTTCGGTGTAGAGGGTGCGTAACCTAAACTAATTAATGAGGCCGAACACAATTCGGCCTCATTTTAAATATACAGTGATAATATGAAAAAATTCCTCATAACAATCTGGGCTTACGATCATCATGCTAAATTTGAAGTATTAGCGGAAGATAATGCTGAATCTATTGAGCAAGCAGTGCTTGACAAAGTGGGAGAAAAAAGTGTAAAATGGGAATCAACGGGAATGTTTCGAGATACCCGTAGAATAACCTATGAGGAGGTTAATCATGACCGAAGACCTATACAAACAAAAGAGGTCCTTGGAGTTAGGTTGGCAGTATGAGTATAATCAACATGGAAAATATACTCTTGACATGGTCGACATTGATGAGAAGATTAGAAGTATCATCACTCAGATCAAAGCTGAAGAGTTCAAAATTGCTGATAGAGAAAACAAAATTAGTGATTCAGCTGCCCAAGTTTCTGTGGCAACTTAGATAAACGCCACATCGCTGAAAACGTACTTTTATGCAGGGATCTCTTGCACTCAATTAAAAAATAACATATAAATTCATCACTATACAAATTTTAAAAAAAAATAAATGTAGACGCGTATAGTCGACTATCCCCTAGGGACTACATTTAAAATATTCTAGGAGGAATATTATGGCAAATACAACGTTTAAAGGAACAGTAAGAGCGGAATCTGGTATTAAAGTTACCACACAAGCAGCTTCAACTGGTGTCTACACTGATGATTTTTCAGTTAGCTCAGCAGGGGTTTTAACAAGAAGACAACCAGAAATTCTGGTAGATTGGGATTACATTTCATGTCCAACTCCAATTGTTTCAACACTTACAGGAGCAGGCGGAGCTGATGGCGTATTAGCAGCTGGTGAATTATTCAGTATGCTTTTTCCAAATACAACTGGTCAAGTGTGTCCAGCACAATGTAGTGTTGTTGGTGCACATACAGTTGCTGCAAGTGGTTTTTTTGTTGAAGGTACAATTCCAGCAACAGATACAAACGCCACAGTAGCAGGTTTAAATCTTCAAGGTGATGCTGCAGCTGCAGACAACACAGGTCTTGAAATTGTATTCGGTGGTACACAATTTGGTGGATATGGTGCATGTACAATTGGTACTCATGCACTGACTTTTGATGCAACATTCAACAGTGTTGACTGGTCGGATCAAGATGCAGTTACAATTGGATTTAGAAAAGTAGAAGAATTTGAAACCGGTCATGGAGCAATATTAGCAGCAGCATCAGGTGATGCTCTCTACACTGACTTTGTAGCATTTGGGTGTCAATCAGCAGATGATGTTCAAATTGCAAGTAGACTTAATGATGGTACAAGTTCATATACTGATTCAGGTCAAGCAACAGCAGCAAATAACAATCACAGATTTAAAATTGCTGTGACTTCAGGAGGTGTGGTAACATATTCTCACATTGGGGCTGCAGTTATGGATGCGGGTACATTAGCTGCTCCATCTTCAACAGAAGCATTTACGTTTGATGATGGTGATACAGTAATACCTTACCTTATCATTCAAAGTGTGAATCAAAATTCTGCAATACATTTGAAGAGTATTAAAATAACTCGTGCACCAGGATCTAAGTTCACAGACTAATAAACTTTAAGATGGGGCTTCGGCCCCACTTAACACAATTAGGAGAATAAGAATTATGAGTACCTATCCAGTGGATATAAAAACAGTTAATATTACGACTGCTACGACTACTACAATCTTTGATGGTCCAGCTAGAGTTTTAGGACTTTCATGGGTAATACCTACGAATGTTGGAGTTGGAACAATAACAGTGAATGATGATACTACCGCAATGTGGGTTGTTAATACACCAGCTACAAATACTACGAGTCACAAAACTCCATCTCATGGAAGCATAATGTTACCAGGGACAGGGATTAAAGCTGACACAAGTTTGAAAGTAACCAACGCAGTAGTAACACACGTGACCGTTTATTACGGGTAGGAGTCTAAATGGCGAATACTACTTCTGGTACAGTCACTTTCGACAAGACATTTGCTGTTGATGATATTATTGCAGAATCTTATGAGCGAATCGGCTTACAGGCAACTTCAGGAAATCAATTAAGAGCAGCAAGAAGATCTTTAAACATTCTTTTTCAAGAATGGGGCAATAGAGGTTTGCACTACTGGGAAGTAGGCGATACTAATATTGATCTAGTTGAAGGCCAAGCTGAATACACTTTCTACAGAGCAACAGGAGATGGAACTTCATCAACAACCGTTGGTGGAACAACAGGAACATCAACTTATGGTGTTGCTGACGTTTTAGAAGCAACTTACCGAACAGGTAGAGGCACAACTTCTGAAGCGGATTCCGCTCTTACCAAAACAGACAGATCAACGTATTCTGGACTAGCAAATAAATTATCTAAAGGAACACCTACAAGATATTTTGTTCAAAGATTCGTGGACAAAACAACGGTAACCTTGTATCCAACACCTGATTCAACAGCCGCATCAAAAGACGTTCATCTTTTCTTTGTCAAAAGAATTCAAGATGCTGATGCAACTTATACCGATGCAACCGATGTCCCTTATCGTTTTGTACCTTGTATGGCATCAGGATTAGCATTTTATTTAGCACAAAAATACGCTCCACAAAGAACACAAGAATTAAAATTATTTTACGAGGATGAATTAGCAAGAGCACTATCAGAAGATGGTTCTTCTACAAGTGTTCATATTCTTCCTAAAACTTATTACCCAGGAACATAATGGCATTCGCAAGAGGAAAATACGCAAAAGCAATATCAGACCGATCAGGTATGGAATTTCCATATAATGAAATGATTAAAGAATGGAATGGTATGTTAGTGCATAAATCAGAATATGAAGCCAAGCATCCTCAGTTAGAGCCAAGAGGAACTGGAGCAGAAGGACATGGTTTAGAACATGTAAGACGAGCAAGAACGGAAGAAGATGTGATTGGTATATTAGGTCCTAATCCTTTTGAAACGATTGCAGCAGCTTCTGGAATTTTAAATGTATTTGAAAAATCTCATGGAAGAGATACCGATGACACAGTAAGATTTAGAGGCCCTATTTGGACAAGTTCGGATTCTGATGCTTATCAAAATCCTTTAACGTTTGATGGGATCAGTGGTTCGAATATTGCTTACTCATCAGGTTATTCCATTACGGTTGGCAAAAGAGATTCAAGCGGAGATATTACAAATACAAATGACTACTACCACTTTACTGTGAATACAAACACTGCTACAAGTGGAGGAGTATCAGGAGGAGGCAATAATTGTTCGGCTGGTCCGGCATCATTGAGCGCATAATATGGCAGGTTTTACTTACGCAACATTAACAACAGCAATTCAAAATTATACTGAAGTTGGAACTTCTGTATTATCAAGCACCATTACAGATCAATTTATTGATAACGCTGAACTTAGAATTTTTAGAGAAATACCTATTGATGCTAATCGTAAAGAAATGGTAGGTAGTCTTACTGCTTCAACGGATAATGTTCATGTTCCTGCAGGAGCTTTATTTGTTAGAGGCGTTCAAGTTTATACTTCTACATCAGTTGCAACAGGAACCAATAGCTGGTTAGAGAAAAAAGATATTAGTTATTTAAGAGAATATGATGCTGCTCAAACAACGACAGGCACACCCAAATATTACGCGATGTCAGGTGGAGCTGAAGGAACGGGCGCAACATCTTCAGGAAGAATAACAGTTGTTCCTACACCAAGCTCAGCTTTTATGTACAGAATTCATTATAATGCTAGACCCACTCCGTTAAGCTCGGCGAATACAACAAATTTCATTAGCTTAAATTTCGGAAATGGTTTATTGTATGCCTGCTTAGTTGAGGCATATGGCTATTTAAAAGGTCCAATGGATATGTTACAACTTTATGAACAAAAATATCAAACTGAAGTACAGAAGTTTGGTAATGAACAATTAGGTAGAAGAAGACGAGACGATTATACGGATGGAGAACCCCGTATACCTGTCAACGTTCCAGCACCTTAAGGAATTAAAATATGGCAACACTAACAGTATCAGTCAAAGAAGCAATTACACTTAATAATGTCGATTATGGATCGGAAAGATCTTTAGATATTGCTAGTGTAAATGAAATTGTAAAAAGAGTCGTAACGGCATCTACAACAGAATGTGGATTAATAGGCTTTTTATCAGCATTGAGTAGTGTGGGTGTAACCGCTAACAAAGTCGGTTATATTGCAGGCATGTTTGATGATGGTGATGTTAGATATATTAGAATTACAAATTTAGATTCATCTAATCATATTGTGTTAACGTTTAGAGATGAAGACAACACAGAATTTAAAATGAAGGTTGATGCTGGTCACTCGTTTATTTATCCAGGTGATAATAGTGGTGGCGTAGTGGACACGATGAAAGCAGCGGGATCCGCTTTAGCTTCAGGCCTTTCAGATTTAGTAGACATTACCGTGGATGCAGATACTGCAGCATGTGATGTGGAAATTTTCGTAGGGAGCGCATAGAATAAATGGCATCAAGTTATACAGATATTGGTACAGAGTTGATGACCACTGGCGAGAACGCCGGTACATGGGGATCAACAACTAACACCAATATACAAATTTTAGAAGAAAAAATTGCTGGTTACGTAGCAGTATCTGCTAACTCAGACCAAACTTTATCTTTAACAGATGGTTCTACAGGTGATTCTATAAGAAATGCTGTTATCGCTTTTACAGGTACACTAAGTGCTAATAGAACAATAACAGTTCCTGCCATAGAAAAATGGTGGATTATGGATAATCAAACCACTGAAGCTTATACACTTACAGTGAAAGCTAGCGGTCAAACTGGAGTTACTTGGGGAACATCTGATAAAGGAACAAAAATATTATATGCAAATGGTACCGATGTAATTGATACAGGTATTACATCTGCTGGAGCATTTGACTTAGATGGTGGTTCATTAACTCTTGATGAAGATGCTGATACAGATATTACAGCAGATACAGATGACCAAATAGATATTAAAGTCGGTGGAACAGATAGAGTTAGAATAACTACTAGTGCTCTTGCTCCTTCATCAGCAGATGGTATAGCTCTTGGTACTTCTGCATTAGAATTTTCAGATTTATTTTTAGCAGACAGTTCAGTTATTAAATTTGGTGCTGATCAAGATACAACTTTAACCCATACTGATGGAACTGGTTTAACTTTAAATAGCACAAATAAACTTTGTTTTTATGATACAGCTTTATCAATTCATTCAAGTACCGATGGTCAATTAGATTTAATCGCAGACACAGAAATACAAATTGCTGCAACAACAATTGATATTAATGGTGCTGTTGCACTGAATGGTGCTATTACTGGTGCTACTGATATTACTTTGTCAGGTGAGCTAGATGCAGCAACTTTAGATATATCTGGAAATGCAGATATAGATGGAACTACAAATTTAGATGCAGTAGATATTGATGGCGCTGTACAAATAGATGGTGCAACTACTGTTGGTGTTGATGGCACAGGATTAGATGTAAAATTCTTTGGTGATACTGCTGGAAGTTTCTTATTGTGGGATCAATCAGCTGATGCGTTATTATTAACTGATTCCACTCCAATACAAATTGGAGATGCTCAAGATTTAACGCTTTATCATGATGGGTCAAATTCTTATATTACAAATGCAGTAGGTGCTTTAAAAATTGCAACTGAAACTTCAGGGATCGCATTAACAATAGGTCACACAACTTCTGAAACAACGGTAGCAGATAATTTAACGGTTACGGGTGATTTTGCTGCAGGTAATTTTAAATTCGAAGGAACAAACTTTGATGATAGTATATTAATCGGTCACTCAACAACAGGAACTTTAAGTACAGCTTCTAATAATAC